GCGCACCACTGCAGCTTCACGCCGTAGGTCTCGCCCGCGAGCGAGATGGTGAACTGCTGCGCCGCCGGGATCAGCGGAATCGTGTAGACGTAGTGCGCGGCCCCCGCAGAGTCGACGAACGTGGTGTCGCCGTTGCTCACGCTAGTACAGCGCTCCGGCCGACGAGTTGAACCCGCCGCCGCTCCCGAGCGCCGACTGCCCGGTGTTGTTCGTCGCGCCCGTCACCCCCGGCGCCGCCATGTTCTGCGACGGCGGCACCGACACGACCTGGGTGTTCACGAGGATCAGCTGCTTGAGGTCCATGCTGATGATCATGGCGTTGGCCCACTTCTCGTCGGTGAACGTGGCCAGTGCCGTGATCAGCATGTTGCTGTAGAGGCGCTTCGTGGTGACGAGTCCGAACGGCACCCGCGCCTGCTGGAGCTGCAGCAGGAGCGCGTAGACCAGGTCGACGTACAGTGGATCGCCGACCGTCGGGTTGCTGTTGGAGTACCCGATCCGAAGCGACAGCATCGCGGGCTTCTGGTAGGCGTGGTCGCTGGCCGGTGCGCCCTGCTCGAGAGGATTCTCGGTGATGACCGTCTCGTCGCGGTGCTTCTCCTCTATGGTGACGTCCGCGAGGAAGCCTTGCGGAAACGTCAGCAGATTGAAGCCACCGGGGAGCCCGACCTGCGACAGCGACCCGAGCGCCGACGACACGAGACTCGACAGCTGCGACGCGGCGACTATGATCGCGACCAGCGCGCTGAGCGGGATCATCGATGTGGTGACCCCGTATTGCGCACCAGTGCGGCGAAGTCGTCGTTGACTCGACCCTGAGCGCCCAGCACGACCTCGGCGGTCTCGGCGCCATCCGGCCCGGTCACATTAATCTCGGCCTTGTTGTTGAAGTTGTACGTGACCACGTCGCCGCCCTCGGTGCCGAGACGCGCTCCGGCCACGCTCTGCTGTATGGCGTCCAGGGTCAGTCTGTCCAGGCTCTCGCCGCCGCGCGGCGCGATCGGGGGCGCGTACACAATGGGGGGAGCTGCAGGCGCAGGAGTCTCAGCGAGCCTGTGACGAGTCAATCGCTCGGCGAGGTCGGCCGCGTCGACCACCTCGCGCTCGCCTGCGAGGGGCGCGGCGACCGGGGGTCCCCCTTCAGCCAACCTTCGCCGAGACAGTCGCTCGGCTAAATCGGCCGCGTCCGCCACCTCGCGCTCACCCGCCGGACCAGGACGCTCGAACTCTCTCAGGAAAATCTTGGCAGACTCGCCGGCCCGAACACCCGGAGTCTTGAGATCAGCACCAGCGCGTCCGGCGCCGACGTCCTTGCCCTTTCCCGCCAGCGCCCAGATGACGTACTCCATGGCCTCCCTGAAGTCGGCCTCGCTGATGTCCTTTCCGAACTTCGACCGGAACTCGTCGAGGCGCTCGCCGCGAAGCTGCGGCACGCCGCGCGCGCCGCGTCCGCCCCCAGCGGGATTGAACGCCCGATTGTCGAGCGTCCTGTCGCTCTCGTAGTACAGCCCCGACATGATGCCCTCGGCGGCCTCGGGCGAGTAGCCCGCGTCCACGAGCATCTGCATCCCCTGGGACATGCGGTCCTCGACACCGCGCGCCATCGCGTGGACCTCCGGGCGACCGCGGCGGCGTCTCGCCGCTGGCGTCAGGTCCAGTGGTTTACCGGGACCAGGGGCACCGGGAAGCGACGGGTGCGTGACGCTGGGGTCGACGCCGAATATGTTCTCGCCGATCCAGTTGCCGATGATGGTCGGGAGCTCGACCGCCCACCGCTTCCACTGAGGTTGGCCCTCGAGCCGCTTCTTGACCTCGTCTGACAAGACCGTCCCAGACTTGTCCTGCTCCAGGACCTCCTTTCCGATCTCGTACGCCAGCACTCCGGCGATCGCGAGCGGGATGCCTCTCAGCATCAGGCCGAAGCCGCCGCGCATCGTGGACGAGACGTTGATGCCGAACGGCTTGAGGAGCAGCGACGTCAGGAACGTGCTGCCCCCGAAGGTCGCCGCGAGCGACGTCAGCGTGACCAGCCATCCGTTGGTGGCCCTGTCGGCCTTCGTGACGTACTCCGTGGCCTTGCCGACGTATCCCAGACCGACCGCCACCGGATGGCTGAAGTCCGTGAAGAACCTCTGGCCCGCGACCTCGAGATGCCCCTCCAGGTCGTTCAGCGCGCTGTTCACTTCGACGACGCGGTTGCCGAAGTCCCGGGAGTCGACGCCCGCCTCGCGGAGCCATCGCGTGAAGTCGTCCTGCGACTTCTTCTGGCGGGTGCGGTCCTCGGGGGTGAGCAGCCACAGCCGCTCGAACACGCCGCCCGGCACGCCGCGCAGCGCCGCCATCTGCTTCGCCACTGCATACATCACGTGCGCGTGCTGAAGCTGCTCGACCACCGCTTCCGGGTCGGTTGCGCCGCCGAACATGCCCCCGACGCCGGGAAGCGTGCGCGCCGTCTCGGCCATGTTCTCTATCGCGCCGGCCGCGTCGTCGGCGCTGACACCTATCTGCTTCATGCCGTACTGGTACGACTGGATGACCCCGATCGACTTGCCCGTGCTCTGGCCGAGGTAGTACAGCGACTGGTACTGGCGCGCGATACCCGCCACCGCCACCTCGATCGCGGTCGCGGCCTCGACGGCCGCCGACCCGAGCTCAGCGGTGGTCTTGCCGGCCGTCGACACCGCGCCGACGTACTTGCGCCACGTCGTGTCGTCGACCCGAAAGCCGAGCTGGATCAGGTACTCGCGGAGAGTGTCAGGCATCTACGCAGCGTCCTCGCTTGATATAGCCGTGCCAGCAGCCGCCGCAGTTGATCGACGGCGAGAACGTCGGCGCGTCGCGGTCGCCGTCCCACGTCCAGTGGGCCGTGCCGCCGTTCTTGTTCTGTGGGTCGTGCCTCATGCTCGTTCGCCCGAGTATCGGGAGGAACCCGCACGAGCCGCGCCCGCGCGGACACGTGAACGCGAAGAACACCTCGGCGCCGGGATCCGCTGGGCGCTTGTCGTCGGCGAAGAACTTGACCTGAGCGTCGCTCATCTCTTCTCGGATGCCCGCCGCCGGTTCTCGGCGCGCACCGCCAGCGCGTCGTTCATCAGCGCCACGTCGGCGATCGTCACGGTGCCGTCCCGCAGGCTCTCGAACCGGACCATGCCCTCGACGACCGGGGCCATCAGCCAATCCTCGCCACCGGGGAGCCTTGCCCAGCGTCCCCCGTCTCCGTCTCCGGCCCCTCCTCCGAAGCGGACGGGCCGACGGAGAAAAAATCTAGGAGCCCGTTGTGGTCGAGGACCTCGTACAGGATCGAGACGAGCTGCGGAAAGCGCAGGTCGTCGAAGGCCATCGCGCCGCCCGGAGCCACGACCTGGAACCATCCAGCCCCCGTCTTCCCGCCCTGCCCCTTCCGCCGGACCACCGAGGCGAGCAGCTGTGTCACCTCCTCGCGCTGCCGCGTCTCGACGCGCGCCAGCGCCCCCGTCAGCACGATCGCCACGGTCTCGCGGTACGCCTCGTCGGCCATACCCGCGGGGCGGTTCTTCTTCGCCATCGCGAGGCCCATGAGAGCCTCGCGCCACTGACTCGCCACGTTCAGCTGGTCGAACGTGCTGATCCGCCCGGCGCGGTACGTCTGACCGTCCACCGAGAACTCTCGCTCCTTCATTCCGCGACTCTCCTGATTTGTGGGACTTTAGATCGTGGGCGCCCCCGTGCCGAGCAGTTCATCGAGCACTCCGGTGAACACCCAGTCGAGCACGTTGCCGTTCTCGGCGTAGGTGTTGTCCGGATACTTCTCGAACGCCATCTGCTGACCCTCGGCCACGTCGCCGAGCACGTTGTTGGTGAGCACGATGATGTTCTGCGCCCAGTTAGCGGCGCTCTGCCGCTGAGCGGCATATGCCTGACTGAGCACGCCGTTGATGGGCGACGTCTTGAGGAGGCGAATCGTCATCTTGCCGGTCTGCCCAGCGCGCAAGCTCTGCATGATCGAACCGTCGGCGCCGGTCGTGACCATGTTCTTCGGCTCGTCGAAGGCGACCGTCACGCCCTCATTGGAGACGCCGGCCCCGGACCCGATCTGCTCGGACCCCGGCGTCGGACCCTCGATCTGCGCGTTGACGCCCGGCCCGACGATGCTGACCGAGACGTCTAGGAAGCTGTAGACTCCCATCGGGTGAACTCCTTCTGTGTGCTATGCGTTGACGTATATGGTGCCGTTGACCACGTCGATCGCTCCGGCGAGCTTGAACGCCACCTGGATCGGCGGGCAGATGCGCTCGGCGCGCTCAGCCTCAGACTGCGTCGCCATCGGCTGCACGAAGGTATAGTAGCCCTTCGGGAGGAACTGACCCTCCTGCAGCGAGCCGAAGCCACCGGCGTTCCACTGTCCCGGCGCCCCGAGACCGTTGGTGACCCCCTGCGCGCAGGCCGCGTTCACCCCGGTCAGGATCGTATTCGCGCCCCCGTCCGTCTGCGGCACCTTCGACTGCTGCGAGATCAGGATGTTGAACACGTTGGCCTGGCACTGCGACCGGAGCCAGTCGACGCCGATGATGGTGTCCGCGAACTGCCCGCTCGGGCTGATGCCGTTCTCGAGGATCGCCACGCCGCTGTCGTACTCGACGAAGACGTTGACATTGTAGCCCTCGAGATTCGTGATCTGGGTGTCCGTCAGGATCTCCGCGACGATCCCCGGCTCCTGCTTGTATATCAGGGACATCGCGGTGTTGCTGCCCGCCCAGTTCGTCGTGGAGATGCGCGCCGCCGCGCTCCAGGCGGCCACGGTGCTCTGGCTGGAGTACTGCACGAAGGCGTGGTTGGACATCAGGTGCTGGAGCAGGTAACCGATGTCCGTCGTGGCTCCAGGAGCCAGCATCGTGGTCTCCTGCGAGTTGACCCACAGGAAGTGCGCCGTCGCGTCGCCGTCGAAGTATGGCGCGACGGCCTCGTTGTCGGCGTCGGCGAAGCCCGGCCCGAAGCAGTGATACCACTGACCGCCGTACATCTCGTCGAGGATGGTGACGGCCGTCAGCGCGCTCTCGGCCGCGATGCCGTTCGCGACGTAGGCGCCGTCCGGTGCGTCCGCCACCAGCCCCTCCATCATGCCGGTGATGTCGGTCCCCGAGCCGGGGGCGGTCAGGAACGAGATCGCCGAGTTCGTGCCGGTCGAGCCCGACGTGATGATGAAGCGGTTGTAGATCGCGTCGTAGACGCAGGTGACGGTCGCGAAGCCGCCGCCGATCGCCTGGATCGCCGTCTGGATCTTCGCCGCGACCCCCGCGAGCGAGGTGACCGGGGTCGTGAAGTCGATGGCCCCGGTGACCGACGGCCCGGTGCCGTCCACGGCCAGGCCGATCTTGCCGGTGCTGATCCCCGACCACGCGCTGACGAGCGTGTTCGCCGGGCTGAGCGCGCCGCAGAACAGCTGCCCGGCGCTGGCGGTCTTGGCCCATCGCCCGATGCTCATGGACTGCGGCTGCGGCGACTGGGCGAACCAGGCCACGGCAGCGAGATACTCGGGAGCGGAGGT